GGGGTGGATGATGCTAGTTAGTTTTAACCAAACTAATCAACTAAAGGGGTGTCCTTGTGGACACAGATTTTTTATTGTTAGCCACATAGGTTACAAGTGGGTACGTATCAAGCTTAGTGCCGGTAACAAACGTGGTTGGCGCATACCTCGTAAGAAGTGGGATGCAATAACAAAATTAAAAGACTTCGTGATAGAAGGGGACACAGTAAACTGTGATTGAATTCATTGTTGACATGTGTTTATAATATAAACAGCTTATAAATATGGGAGAAAAATATGAGTGAGAAAAAGAAAACTGAAAAGAAAATTTCAGAAAGAGACTTCACTAAAGAAGTGAAAGACATGGCAGAACGTATCAACGTTGCGCCTAAAGATAACGAGCCTAAAGATGCAGACGTACAACCTATGTTTGAGTGCATCCATAGTGCGATAAACCACGTGGCAAACCTTTCCGGTTTCACTTTTACTGTTGAGGAAAACTTTGATATGGGTACAGTTATGCATGCCATGATAACAAGTGTACTTGTTCATGCCTTAATGCGTACTAGTCCGAAGTGGTTGAAAGAAAATTTAGAATTTACCCTCGATCACTTTGATGACCTTAAAGGTATAGCCAATGAATTGCTCAAGAATGGAAGCATGACAAAGGGAAGTACAGAGGATTTTTCTGACTTCCTTGCATCATTACAGGGCGAAGATGATGACAGAGTGGTGCATTAAGATGAGTAGAACTACGTTAACTTTTATCTTAGGTGTACTGGCATGTGCTTGTTTGGGTGTCGGTGCGTATATATCTAGTGGGTACTATTGCTCTGTGTATGGTGGCATAACTGTATTCCTAGCCGGTCTTGGAACTGGTGTGTTTAGTGTGTTTGCCTACAGTCAAGGCGGTGGCGAACAAGTAGGGGATGAGTGAATGAAGCTTAATAAAAAAGAACTCGAAGAAGTGATAAGTAATGTTGAAATTAACTTAAGTAAAGCGACAGTAGCAAGTGATTATAAAATCAGAAAATACTCTTGGACTTATGAGGACAGAAAGGAAATAAAAGAAAGGGTAGTTTTTTTGAAAGGTATATTAACTAAGTTAGAAAAAACAGGGGATGAGTGATGAGTAAAACATTTGATGATAACTTTGAGGAAGTGTTTAAACAGGACAAGAAGTATGTCGTGCAGATATACAAGCCATTAGACAATGGAGACATAGAGGAATTTAAACTTCACTATGATGAGTATCCTAGCTTTGATGAAATCAAATCATGGATAGCGGATAACAGATCACGTGGCATGATTGAACACATCAACGTTCTGCACGAAGGCAACGACTGTGATGCCATCATAGATGAGGAAGGCAAGATATATGATTTGGATGTGAATCCAATAGCCACTACCATGTATGATAAATTTAAAGAAAAGCATGGCTACATAGTAGGAAACGATCTTGTAGTGGGTACGTGTGCTGTGCTAACTAATTTTGAACTGGAATAGGGGGAAGAAATGGAACGACAAGGATTTCCAAGCGGTAAGATAACTCTTACCATAGAATTTAATGTTGATGGAGACATCAATATAACTGCTAAAGATGAGGAAAATTCATGCCTGTATGCCTTTAGGAAAGAGCCTAACATGCTCTTACATAACAAGGTTATGGATGTGTTGCGTGAGGTAGGTGTAAGCCTAGTGAAAGCATGACCGAGTATGCAGACCTAATAGAAAAGGCAAGGCATAAGCTTGCTTATGAAAAAGAGTACGTGAAATGGTGCGGTACACCTAAGTATTTACATGCACATGATGGCATTATGGAAACTGCCTTCAATGATGGGCGTGTGATTGTAGAGGATACCTCTACACATAAGGAGACTGTCAAATATCCGGAAGGATATGGGAGTGATACATGGCAGTCTAAATTAACAGATAAATTTAGAAGAAATAAATTTATCAAAATAAAAAAGGAGTAATGATATGGGTGCAGACCTTTACATGAATAAGTCGTTTAAAGAAAACGAACTCAAGTACAAACCTCAACTTGATAAAAAAATAGAGGAAAGAGACGCACTACCCAAAGGTAGTGATGAAGCAAACAAAGCACAAGATAAAGTAGGCGAACTATTTAACAAGCTTTACAATAGCGAAGTCTACTACAGAGACAGCTACAATCATGGCAGTTTGTTGTGGGCGTTAGGCTTGTCTTGGTGGGATGATGTGACCAAGTATATAGATGACGAGGGCGATATGTCTCCGGAAAAGGCGCAAGAATTCCTTGATGTGATCGAAGGTGCAGACCTAGATATAGGAAAAGAATTCTTAAAGCAAGCCTACGAAGATGAAGGGTGGACACATGACGAGTGTGTTGAATACTTTGAAAAGCGTAGGGAAGAATTGATTTCTTTCTTACAGAAAAGTGTTGATACAAAAGAAAGCATAGGTTGTTCGGTATGAAGCAACCAGTACCAGAAAAGCTGACTGTCTGGCGAACTAAGCCAATGGAAGTGGACATAGACTTTGATTCTATTGAGCAAAGGTCTTTACTGAAGCAACGTTTAAACGCTACAAATGATTGGCTTCAGCGTTCACTCGAAAGCAACTGTCTATGGGGAGTCGTGGTTGCGAAGCAACATTATGATTATCTCTTAGGCAAGTACAACACACCAAGCATTTAACATAGAGGTTACAATAGTATATGATAACCCTATGTTAAATAAGGTTTACGAGGGCATGTAGTTTATATTTTTCTCACATGTCCTCACTAATAAAGCATGGCTAGGTGTTGCAGTTAACCAAAGTTAGAATAAAAATAGGCAACCTCTAACCCTAGTCATGCACTTACTGGAATAAATTATGAATAAAAAAACACCTAAAGAAAGTTGGCATTTCACATCTGACCCTTTATCTGTATTGGAGTATCGTGAAAGAGACTCATGGAAAAAGAAACATGGAAAGGGTACACACAAGTTAAAAACATTGGCAGTTTCAAAAGGACTTAAAAATCAAGGAAAGAAGAAGCAAAAACAACAAAGGTATCACGGACCTATAGGGGTGACTAGAAAAATTAAAGTATTTTCTGGTGGATTACCCAGTTTGGGAAAGAGAAGATGAATAAAAAAGATAAGAAAATTCTTACAGATATAAACAATTTCATATGGATCATTGACAAGCCTTATCGAATACAGGCTTTGTATGATATGCACGAAGGCTTATCACACGCTGTGTTCTGGGAATTGTTTCATTCCCTATACATGCAGTCAGAAAATCCTAGTCAAGATATACACTTGATAGATGAAATGTTTGAACGTAGCACACAACTGGAGAGGATGGAAAGCCCAGAACGTTTAAACACTCTCCCGACAAATTCCCGAAAACTATACGAAGTATTACCAAATGAAATGACCATCTATCGTGGGTGTCATGGCTTCAATGAGCATGGGTTTTCATGGACAACTGATTATCAAATTGCCAAAAAGTTTTCTCAACGCATGGCAATAGATGGTGTTGCTATAGTCCTTTGGGGTAGAGCATTAAAGAATGATGTGATATGTGCCTATCAAGAGAGATCAGAAAGCGAAATCATTATCCAACCCAAGCACGTACAGGTTACAGGTAGAGAAAACTTTGATACAGGTATGTCAGCTTTATCTGGTCGTGACCAAAGGGAACTCAAACTATTCACAGAAGTACAAACAGGTTTGTGGCATCAGGACAAAGACATTAAAAGAAGATTGGCAGAGCAAGAAACAATTCTTGTGTTTCAATACGCAAAAGAAGGAGAAGCATTTATCAAAGAAAGAATAAAATACATGGAAGAAATCTTTGATACAGCTAGAAGTTACAATGTAAACCCTTTATTATTTGGTGCTAATTACGATCAATACCTAGTAGCCAAACAGATAGCATCCGGAGAACAATCAGAATGGTTTGATGAACAGGTAAAAATACTGCGACAACTAGAAGCAGATCAAGCTAAAGACAGGGAGAACATTCACTAATGCCTAGAAGAAATAAGAGTCCATACTGGCTTGACCAAGCCATAGATTTACGCAAGGATGGGGACACGTTAGCGCAAATATCTAACGTACTCCTTGTACCAGTTTCCACAATCAGATACCAACTAGCACTTAACCTAGCACGTGACGAGTACGATAGCTATTGCAAAGAACCTAATACTGCGGATGGCAGACAGAGAACCAAAGCCATCTTTGGTTTCCATAAGGAAGGGTTGAATGGCAATCAGATCGCTAAACTTGTAGGTGTTTCACGTCAATACGTGTATAAACTTATACGCATGAAGCGTGAACAGGAAGATGCTTTGTTGGATTATGAAGTGGAAAAACAGGTAATAAAAGATAGGAGAAACAATCATGCCTAAGATGACATTTAAAAAGTGGTTTAAGAAATGGTTTTCATTTACGCCACTAGAAGTTAAACCAAAGAAGCCGGCTTCAACTGGTGTTGTTAGAAAAAAAGAAACAACTAAGGAATGGAGAAAGGATACTGTCTGGGAGAAACCCAAGCGAACACGAACTATTAAAGGTAGATACAAAGCTGATGACAAATCCACACCAGACGTTAACGAAGCGTGGGAAGGTGGCAAAGCACCTAAAAAGAAAAAGGTTAAAGTTACCAGACGTAAAGCTAAACAAAAGTAGAGTCTGGGTAGCCGAATGGTTTGTGGTATCTACCACTTACCACGTCATACTCTAAGTCAACCTGTCCGATTGCACCGGACTGTTTAAACCTCATCTTCTTTGTATGTATGCGTACTTCCTTACTGCCTTTAGTAAAATCCCTTTCAACTATTAATATCACATCAGATTTATTGGCAAAGTTTGCACTTCCGGCTATGTCGTAAGGCTCAACCAAAGGGTATTCTCCATCCGCACCTCTACGCATCTTAGCCGGATGCGCTACAAAGAATACGTGTACGCCATAAGACTGTGCGAAGCGTTTTAATTTACTCATCATCTGTGAAACGTATTCTGTTTCAGTCATACCACTTGGTCTTTTGTGATCGAACTCATTGTAAGGATCAAGTACCACCACGTTTACACCATACCTAAGAACTGCTGACACGCATGCTTCCAAGCACCAATCTATAGTCGGACTCTCATCTTCCGCCCTAATAAAAAAGAAATGTTGTGCTATCCAATCATACGCATCAAGTAATTCTTCCTCATCCATTGGCTCTATGTATCCCTTTCGTGCCGGTTTACCCACCTTTTTCTCTGCGATCTTGTTGAGGTGTTCGCTCACAGGATTCTCGAAGGAACACATAGCAAACCTGTAGTCATGCTCACGTGCCATGTTGACCGCTACTGCATCTATGAATTCTGACTTCCCACAGTTAGCAACACCACTCACTATGGTTACTTCTGATGGTCGCACCAAAAAGATTTCATCCATCCCTGCTATGCACGTGGACAATCCTTTCCTTAACCCACCCCTGTATAGCTGTAAGCCTTCTTCCATGAAGATGTTCGCTGTGTATAAGGACTTGATTGGGTAAGGCTCTGCACTTTCTAGGCATTGTTTCAATGCCGATTCCTCTAAGCACCACACCTCGTTGGCATCCTTACATCCTTCCGGATAGCTGATAATGAAGCACCTCTCTCTGCCTATGCGCCTAGCAATTTCCTCTCGGCATTGTATGCCGGCATCATCATTATCTAAGGCTAGATAAATACGTTTATACTTAGACACATCAAAGGTCGCCAACCAATCCATCTTCCTGTCACTCGCACCATCCGGAATTGAGATCACATTCTCGGCAACCATCTTCCATGTAAGCGCATCCATCTCGCCTTCGCAGATCAGGATCGAATCATCTTCCTCGTTTAAACAGTCTATCAGGTAGGGAATTCTCTCGCAGTCAGGTAACTGAGCGTAATTTTTATCTGCGGTTCGGAACTTTATATTGGTGGGGATTCCTTCTCCACTCCTATAAACAAAGGCTATGCAGTCTTGTCTCTTATTATTCACGAAGTGTGATGCCATGCCCACGCCAAACTTATTCACGTGGTTTAAACTTAATCCCCTTTCCTCAAAAAATTTCTCTCCCCACATACCTTTAATGCTTTTTGTATTCGGTATGGTTGAGGGTTTTTTGGGCGCAGATTTTCTTATGGTGGGTGCTTTACGCAAGGCTTCCTTCCATGCATTCCCTTCCCAAAGACAATGATGACACCGCCATCTTGCACCTTCCTCGTTGATGTTTATGGATAGGCAAAGGTCTCTTTTATTTTTGCGTTGATGCGAGCATTCCGGACACGTGGTTTTGTGTTGTCCGGTTTCGTATGAGCGTAGCTGTATGCCCTTGTCGGCTAACTGTTGGTCTATGGTTTTGGTTAGTGTTATATCGTTCATGGCATCCTCTTAAATATATGCTTGCCATCTTCGCCTAATCTTCTGCCCTGTTCATCCTTCTTATTCTTATCCTTGAAGCGAGCATCCACATTGACGAGGTAATTAACTGTGGACATGTACCATTTCTTGCGAGCCGCATCATCCGCTTCTTCGGATAGCCACACGTCTCTCGACATGAGGACAGCATCTAAATTAGGAATGTTCTTGAAAGTTTTTAACCACTTATCGTAGTCAGCTTGGGTTAGTTTGAGAACGTAACCCTCAAAGGCGTAATTTTTTCCCATATTTTTCTCCAGTTTTTTTCATATGTTCCCTTATAGTTATGCCATTCTAATCTATGCTTTTCGTTGAGGATCAAGCTTTGGCATAGGTTTCACATCCCACACATCTGCGTGGGTGTGACCTATCCATATGCTAATCGTCTCGGACTCCGCTATGGCATCACACTACCGCACTCTTGGTGTGTGATTTAATTGCTACATACTTAAATTCATAGTGCTTTAAGGCGTACTGCGTTCAATCTTTCGGTCTCGCATTAGGTTATGTACGCATCCCATAGTAACCTTTTTTCTGACAAGTCCTATGGTCTTACCCCTCGACTTGTCTATTCTCCATATTAATTTATAATCGTGTGGGAGTGCAAGGTTTTTTTTCATACTCCTTGTTCTCTGTTGATATTCCCATATCAATACTCCAGTTAAAGGGGGGGGACTTCGAGTTGTCTCCCCTCTTTTTTTAAAAAAACTGCTCATATTTGTAACCAAGCTGACATATTGTATTAAGGTTAGCAAATTAAAAAGGGATTAATCCATAACCCCTTCTCCACTTGGCTAACCTTAAAGGGCGTACCCATTTTACTCTCCTGTTTTATGGGTACTGCCTAACTCATCCCACTCTATTTCTTCAACAGACACCTCGACTCTAGGGTTTTCTTTGCTCAGATATTTCTCCGTGATGATACGTTTAAACGCTCTATCATTCTTAAACCATATACCCTCAAGACCATCCAACACCAGAGAAGCATCTAGGTCTGGTCGTCTGCTTGAGTAATATATTTTTATGGTTGCATGTAAGTCTCCCTCTAAAAATTTACAGGGCGCAACCTGTTCCTCTATTGTCTTGATAAATTCTAATCCTTTCTTTGACTTAATAAATCTTGGCTTACCCCCAACGTACACCAGTCTCCTTGAATTAGCTTTGGATACGCATTCTCCCTTGATGCATTGGTAAACTTTTCTACTCATTTATTATTATATTCCTTAACTTTATATAAAGTATTTGACAATCCATTATAATATCTCTAGTATTATATACCAAGTGTAGTTAGTCACGAGCCTTTATAAAAGCCTTTGAAACGATAGATGTGTTAAGGATGAAATGGGATAAGCGAAATACCGAGTACCTTACTAACTACACTTCGGTGTGTGGGTGTCACAGTTAGAGTTAATCAAAACTACCCAATGAGAGTGTAAATGAAGTATAGCAACGATACTAACTTGCCAGAAGTATATGCGAAGGCAGTAATGCGTGACACTTATACACGTGGCAAAGCAGATATATCTGCAACTGGACTACTCAAACCACCTAGAATCGCTCACTTAACTTATCAACATGATGATGACATCATTGTTGATGTGTCCAAACAAGTGTGGTCTCTGTTTGGTAGGGCGGTACACCATATCTTAGAATTGGGTACGCTAGATGGTTATATCTTAGAGCAGAGATACTTTGCCGAGTCATGTGGATGGACTGTTAGTGGACAGATTGACGTACAACGCTTAGACCCTCAAGGCATAACGATTATGGATTGGAAAACTCGTAAGGCGTATGCTGTGATGAATGGTCGTGCTAGTGATGTAGAGCAACTAAACATTTATGCTTGGCTTGCTCGCAAGAATGGAAGGGATGTATCCCAACTACAGATTGTGAATATCATTAGAGACCATTCGTCATTTGATGCTGATAGAAATCCAGACTACCCACAACGTGAGGTTGTTGTTACTGACATAGACCTATGGACTTTTGCAGAGCAAGAACAGTTTGTGCGTGAGAAGATAGAGTCTCATCAGCTTGCTTCCATTAACTTGCCAGATTGTACTGACGAGGACAGATGGAAGAAACCGGACAAGTGGGCGGTGCTTAAAGAGGGCGGTAAGAGAGCGTTTAAACTACTCGACTCGCAGGAAGATGCTCAGACATTTGTAGAAAATAACGAAGGCTACGTCATAGAACACCGAAGGGGAGAACCTATAAGGTGTCAAAGATTTTGTGATGTAGCTGATTTTTGTGATCAATATCAAGGAGAATTAAATGGAAATTGACGAAGCAACAGGAGAAGTCCTTAGAACACTACCGATAATGCGTACAAGTCAAACACTTGCCGAACTCGGAGAAGCCTTATCAAAAGCACAAGCAGAATTTCCTATTCTGCCTAAGACTAAGAAAGTAAATGTGCAAACCCATGATGGCAAAGGTTACACGTATTCTTACGCTGACCTTGCTCTTATCTTGGAAACTATTTTACCCATAACTTCAAAGAATGGATTGTCTGTAGTACAGATACCTATAATTAGTGACAGGGGTAATACGCTTATAACACGTCTGCTACATGTAAGCGGAGAGTGGATAGAAAGCGAACTGCCTTTAAAACAACAGCGTGATGGACCACAGGCTTTGGGGTCATCCCTTACGTACATGCGCAGATATTCTTTAAGTGCCATGCTTTGTCTGGCAACAGATGAAGATGATGATGGTCAGATAGCTGATACAGATCACGTGGGCGCAGAGCCACAGGTACAGAAGGGCGGTGCTATCAAAGAACCACATGCTATAGATGAATTGCATATCTTCATGGAAGAATTGCTTGCGAAGGCAAGGGAAAAGAAAACCCCATTAGAAGTAGAGAAGCTATGGCTTGCCGGTGCGATAAAGACATCTGCTTTGCAGAGGTTGGACAAGAAAAAATTTGATGAGTCAGTAGTAGAACTGAAAAGCATTAGAGAGAAACTTGAACAGGATGCACAAGCAGAGAGTGGGGATGAGTGAAAATAGTCCTAGCGCATGGGTGGTAGTGGTAACTATGGGCGATCCTGTTTCACACTTAGGGCATAAAACATCTTTTGGTGTATTCACTTCACGTACAGAAGCAGAAGGTTGGTCACATTCTACCTATGAAGGTGTCAACCACATCATAGATGTAATACCCCTCAATCAACCTTTTTTCTTAGAGGAAAATGAAAATCATTTTGAAGTAAAAAAAGGTATTACAAAACTAAAGGATATAAACAAGGAGAAGAAATGAGCGATCAAGAATATCCAGATAGCGTTAGGATATTTCCTAACAACGAGAACCCAAATAGTGCAATAGACGTGAGTGTTTTCTTTCGTGTTAATGGCGAAGAACACAAGCTACGCATTTATAAAAACAATCGCAAGGAAGAAGGGGATAAAAGACCGGACTACCTTGTTAACTTAACTTTGAATGGTCAAGACTTAGAAGCTAACTCTTGGCAGAAAGTAGCCAAAGAGAGTGGCAAAATATACTATCAAGGCACACCGAAACCTAAAGACATTGGTTACGCTAAGTCAAATGTGGTAACAGATGAGCCAAAAGAAGAAGTCAAAGACACAAAAGACGACATCCCTTTCTAATGATTGGGCGGATAAGCTACGCTCTCAAAAGTATCTTACTTTTGTACGTGAGCATGGATGTTTAATATGTTTCAGACCTTCACAAGCACACCATTTAACTCACATTATGGAAGGGTCACGTGGTTTTAGACGAACCGGAGATCAGTTTGCAGTACCCTTGTGCGAGGAACATCACAGAAGATTACATGAACATGGTAATGAAGAAAGGTGGTGGGCGTTGGAAGGAATAGAGCCTTTGGAGTGGGCGGAAAAAAAATGGAAAGAATTCACAGAGAGGTGGTAGTTACGTTGACCCCATCTGAAATGTTGGTTGCCGGTCAACTTGGTCTCATGCGTATGGTGCAAAACCTACGTGATAACAGACAGGGTAAGTATGGGTCTCCCACAGATGTGCAAGCATGGGCGATTAATATACTAGGCACAATGGGCGAAGCATGTGTCGCTAAGTGGGGTGGTCTATGGTGGAGTGGATCGCTTGGAGACTACAAGGCAGATGATGCCGGTAAGTTACAAGTGCGAACTGTTGACCATGAAAAGAAACGTCTCATCCTACATGATGATGATAAGGATGATAGACCTTACGTACTGGTGTGCGCCAAACCCCCAACCTTCTATATCAAGGGTTGGATTATGGGTGCGGATGGTAAGAATAAAGAATACTGGAGTGACCCACAGGGTACAAACAGGCATGCTTACTTCTTACCAGAAGATTGTTTAAACGATATTAATGAATTGGAATTAGCAGAATGGTTATAAAAGATGGCAAGATGTATGGAATTAATGAGACTGAACCTAAAGAGCCTTTAGACTCTACGCTTACGAGTGAAGAATGGATGGAATTAACAGATGATTTAGTAGAAATAGTGACCAAGTATTCAAAAGATGATGATTGGGATACGCCCATGAAAAAGAATTGGGGAATCTTTGCAGAAGCTAGAGACGAAGTTGTTGATTGCATACATAAAATAAGGAGAAAATGAAATGACTATACCTAAAGAAGTATATGAGAAGGCATTACAGGGCGTAGAAGCGAAGAAACATGCGTACCGGCAGACCAGAGAGGGTACGATAGTTTCGTTCCTTATACATCCGGATGATGTGCCTAAGTTATTAACGCAAGAATTATCTGTTAGTGCCATTGGTGCTAGGTATATGCTTGGCATAGTCAGACTAGAAGAAGAAAGCGATTACCCTATAATACCGGAAGAAGTTACCATTGGGGAACGTGCATTTAAAAGATCAGCACTCATCTGCCGAGACCCCAGCTACCAAAGCTGGACTCGTTTAAACGCAGAGAAATGGGCGACACAGTATGACGTTGATGAAACTATTGATAGCGAAGAACAGTATGCATCCGAAGTAATAAGAAATGTTTGTGGCATATTTAGTCGCAAAGAACTAAGAGAGAGCAAGGAAGCGCAGAAGAAACTAACAGAACATATAAATGAATTTCAAAGGGCGGTGGGAAGATGAATAAAGAATTAATTAAAGGAAAGAAGGAAGCACTTATGATGGTTGGGTCATAGAATAAATGGAAGTACCTGTGTTTAGTAGGTGGTGGGAAGTAGCTTTATATCTTCTTTTCGCATTAGGAATTTTAATATTAGGTCTAATGTATTTGCCCTTTTACTTATTAGAGAAACTATGGAACTACCTAAAATCTTTAAAGACTTGGGATCAATTATCATAGGAGAGACATAAAAGCATGCCTGAATTTTGGATTGACCTTGCCTACTTTATTGGCACGCTTATTTGTATCGGCTTACCGGCTTACGCAATACTCTATTTTGATGACGATAATGCGGAAATGTAAATAGAAAGATCATGTGGTGGAGTAAAGTAATAAAGAAACTGCGTAAGGAGAAGGGATTAACTCTCGCAGACATGGAAAAGCTAACCGGCTTTCATCAACCCTACCTATCCTCTTTAGAGAATGGCAAACACAGTCCAAAGATTTCTACATTGGAAAACATTCTGAAAGAACTCGATCAAGAATTAACTATCCAACCGCTAGATGAACACAGAAACCGATCTTGATAAACGTTATAGAATAATAAGGGCAAGAATAACCAAAAGAAAGGTGCAGTTAACTAGCAGTGTTATCCAGTAATCCATCACTATTCTTCCTCGTCATCTAGGCTTCTGTAATACTCCACAATGGCAAGTATGTCCCTAGTGTAACGCCTTATCTCCGCCATGTTATTGCTTATGTTCTCGTAGTCCTTCGTTGTGAGGGCGTAGTAAGCTTGTTTGGGTGCTTTGCCTTCTTCTATTAGCTGTAGATATTCTCTCATTATATCCGGTGTCAATATCTCCCAATCAAAGTTAATCATCTGCATTTCCATTGGCAAGGGCGGATGGAACATGGGCGGTCTCTCCTCTATGTTAACCACCTCAATCGGTTTCGTTTTAGTTCCACCGAATTGAAACATAGAGCAAGCGTTTAAACTTATCAGGATAAAAAATATGGATGTGATAGCCGTAAGACGTTTAAACAACTTACTCACCCTCGCCTCCATCTTCTTTTACTTTTTTTTTAACCTTACCTTCAGGTTCTTCAGGTTTCTTATCAAACTGATTAGGGTCAGTCAACTTTATCAACCCATCAAAGACACGCTTGGTGGCTCTATTAACCTTACCTTCAAGTAATTTAGGCTTTGCCATAGCCAAAGCGTCTAAGTCATGGCGAGCAAACGTCTGCTTGAGAGCGTTAACTTCACGCATATTGTCTTGATTCTTCTTAGTGAGAGTATCTATTTGGGCGTAGGTCTTTTTCTGTTGTGCTAAATTCTTTTTAATCTGCTCGTTCTGCTTCTGTATTTCGCCCTCAAGAACTATCGCATTACCTTTTAGTATGGCAATTTCGTCATTCAAATTCCCTATCCATATGTATGATCCAGTAGTTACAGCTAACAACAGTCCGGTTAAAATTAAAGCAATTTTCATGTATTGAGTGGGCGCAGCAACTAATTAGCTAATGGATTTTTATTGCCTTCTTCTAATTTATCTACGTCTTTCTCTAATTCTTTAACAGAAATAGAGAGTCCTGAGAGTTGTACCTTTAAAGAACTAATGCTTTCGCTGTTGTCTGGAATTTTTATATTGTCTATTTGCTTTTCTAGATATTCAACTGAGGTTTCTATCCCTGTAAATCTTTGTTCTATTTGTTGCTGGGCATCTTCTGTTTCTCCAATCCCACCTATTTTCTTCTCTAGGTTTTCAAGCCTATTAACATAACCTGCTCCTGCATAACCGAACCCTGCTAATGTACTTACAATAGTTACAAGGGCTATTACTTGCCCACCTTTTGATTTAAACCATTCCATAGTTCCTCTTATAAGTTTGGTTGTGAGTTAATTATATTCGTCATGGTAGTTATATTTATCCTAGCCATTTCATAGTACCCACTTATGTTATCTGAAATTCCAACGTCTGTGTAGATACTTTTCGGCTCATACCACGTGTCTGCTTGAGGAATCTGTGCATCTCTATAGGCATCAAACCCAACAACATATCCCATAAATGCTATCAAAGTAGATTGATCTGCGTATTGTCCTGTTTCTTCTTGTGTGGTTTGTCCTGCTTCTTGTTGTTCTTTAATATTATCAGCAACTATCTGATCTGCTATCTGATCCGCTTCAGATGCGGTCATTACTCCTGACAAAGCGGTATCTATTTCACCTTGCATATCGGTTACTTGCACATCTGCCATGACTATTTGTGGGCTTGCATCAAATGTAGGCATTGGAGTTATTACTGTGGTTACATTACTTACAGTTTGTGTGCTTCCCCCCATACCACTTGTTGAACCCATATCCTGATTCAAACTTAATACTGTATTGGTTTGTACTTGAGCAGTTTGTATTTGGTCTGAAATACTTGGAGAATTACTGGTAGAAAATCCACCCCCAGAAGCTGAACTGGCTACTGCCGTTGTGGTTGTATTACCGCTTGTCGTACCAACACTTGAATTACCACCATAACTACTGCTTCCACTAGCACTAGATGAGGTGCTTCCGTACCCTCTAGTATTAACTATATTGGCAGTTGCATTAGATACGCTATTAGTTGCTGTGGTAATCGTTTGTGCTACTACATTTAATTGGGTTGCTGTTATTCCCCCTTTCCTTTCTTCTTCTTCTTCAGCTATTAAGGCTTCTCTTTCTTCTAAAATTTCTTCTTCAGCTTCCGCCAATCTTTCTTCTTCTATTTCTTCTACGACTTCTTCTTCTACTTGTGCCAGTTCTTCTTCATACCATTCATCCAATTCTTCAATAGTTTCAAATTCTATATAGGTATCTACTTCTTCATAGTCTGCTATTAAAACTGTTTCATAGAAAATGATCGTGTTCAAATTCATCATAAGAAACTAAATAACTTTCTTCGGTGAATTCATAAGTCTCTACAAATTCATCATAGGCATCCATCTGTTGATCTAAATCATCCCAAGTTTCCAAAGGAGTATTATCCCAAACAATATATCCCCCATCATCAAATGACACATCAGAACCATACCACTCATCCACCTGCTCCTGACCAAATTCCATAATGTCTATTTCATACCATTCAGCATCAGTGAAATACATATCTGCGTAGGGATCATCGTCAATCCAAATGTCCTCTACATAGCCGTAATCAGTTGTATCCTCTACATAATAAATAACTATTGTATCTTGAACATAGCCATTACAAGTCGGAGAATACTGAGCATCTTCATCACATTGTTGGATACGATAAGCCGTATCATAATTCGGACAGACAGTATCGTATAAATCATTTAACCCACATTGTTGCGTTAAGTAGGCTGCTGCGTAACCAGTACAACTAGAATCATACAACGCACTTAAACCGCATTGTTGCGTTAAATAAGCTGCCGCATAACCAGTGCAATCCGCATTGTATAAAGCACTTAGATCGCACTGTTGAGTAAAATAAGCCACCGCATAACCAGAACAGTTGACCGAAGTTAAAGGGACTGTTGCACACAGCGATTGATTAGTGCCATCACCATACAAAGAACCGCCATCTTCCAATAAAGTATTCACCGCATTACTACTGGAGTTCCAGTCGTAGCTAACACAGGTTCCAGCTATGTTAGTAGTTCCTGTGTTGCACTCATCAAAGAAATGATAAGTATAAAGCTGTGAGGTACTGCCCTGTTCCCCTATTAAAACATCATGGCTAATAATATCCAGTTCGCCATAGCGATACTCATAAGTATCATTGGGATACAACCAGACTTCTATACTGTTATCGGAATTAGACCGATTGTATTCCCTCATGTTATACCAGCCAAAAATAGTGTAATCCTCAAAGGCTTTGGCTTTCATCGCTGAACCGCCATCTTTTATCAGGTCAGTCCAAAACACAAATAAAGTATTAGTGTATTGAGGCAACGGATCAGGCGTGTAATCCCCACAATAACTGCCTGTCAGATTAAAGTGCAGACAACCATTGGTAGCCATTCTCGCTTGGGTATAATCATTACCATAAAAGGTAAAGGTAAAGCCTAAATCAAAGGCTCCCGAAACTGAATCATCATTTGAACCTAATCCTGTAGAGCCTGATGGATTGGTTTGTAAATCGTATAAGTCTTGGTTAGCTTCATAGATGTAATCGGCTTCTAACTGTGGCGTAACTACGCCCAATAAAAAAACTAAAGCAATTCCTGCTATAGATTTAATTGATAGCGTTTT